TCTCCATTTACGGCTCCTACAAGTCATTGGTGTGGTAGGTCACATCGACCTCCCCGGTCATCGTGCCGGAGTTTAAGAGCAGCTTTAGATGTGTAGGGACGCCATTGATTAGCGTGCGGCCGTAGCACTGTCCTGCTGTCTCATTCGGAGTGGCGGTTACTGCGCGGTAATTGCCCTGCACTGTAGTAGGCAGTGACGCTGTGCCATAGTTGACTACAATGTTGCCACTGTATGGCTGCGTTGTACCAATATTGGTAGAGCCAGACAGGATAATATTGCTGCCTGATATGTCTTGGTACCCTGCTACTGTGCCTGTAGTAACAGACATGCCTAGCGCCGTGTAACTTGCAGCACCAAGATAGTTGCTACCACCGTCAGTGCTGACTAGCAGACGCAGCTGTGCCGCTGTGCTAGGCACTAGGCGACGGATATTCAGCGTCACGCCGAGGCATGTCCCGCCGTCAGCATACGTGCCAAGGTTATTCAGCGGAATGATTAACTCCGCAGTGGCGGATAACGTGTGCCGCTTAACTACAGCCTTGCCATGTGCGGGATAGAAGATGCTTTGTGTGCTATCGACGTAGCCCATGACTAGCCACACACTGCCGGTGTAGACCTTCACTTCCCACACAGACGCGGAGGGAGTATCGGAGTCAATCCAGATATAGCCTGCCTGCGGCGACGACGGCGCACTAGTGCCGAAGTGGTGTGCTTGCAGCGCGGTAATCTCTGAGGCCGCACGGTCTAGCTGTGTAATAAGCTGTGACTTAGGCAGCGCAGCAGACGTGATCCAGCTACTGTCAATCGTGCTTGTCATGTGCTATCTCCGAATGCCGCCTACTTGATACAGTAAGCCGAGACTGATGAACGCTGTAGAAGCGTATGCAGTGCCTTCTACACGAATACGCATGCGGTGAAAGCGTTGTGGCCAAGCATATAACTGATCGTTGTTTGATGGCCTCTCAGCTAGACCTGATGCACTAGGTTCAATGGTGCTGGTGAAGGTAGCTTGCAGTGAAGCAGTCTCGTAGCGATCAATGTCCATGAACACCGTGTATTCGCCACTCTCACCTTCTACTGTCTGTAGCAGGTACTTAGATTGTTTCATCTTTGCCGGATGCTTTAGATCAGTCCATGGCAGTGTGAAGCTGTAGCTGATCGGTGATCCGCCTAGCGAGCCAGGCTCCTCCCAGCCAGTGCCATCCGTAAACAGCGTGCCGTCACTCCATGCCTGCTGATCTTCGATTGCATTATCCGCAAACACCGGCTCTGCTTGATTATGATAGCGGAACACTTCTGTGCCGCTAGCTAGATACACACGCCCCTCTGTGGTGCGGCATCCAGCACGGAATGGCATGTTGCTATACAGTGTCCATGCACGCAGCTTCTGTGCCTTGTCAAAGCAGTAGACGAATACGTCATTGTCAGTCGTTGCTGTGACAGTCGTAGACTTTGGCACGAAGAACAGAAGCTGCTGTGCTACGCGATCGTGCACGGCATAGACGTAACGCTCTAGCTGCGTCTGTGAGAACTTAGACAGTGCTACTTGCATGTCACGGCTGATCAGCGTACTCTCACGCGTAGGTGAGAGCGTGGCTGTAATCAGTGCACGCTGCACAGACGCTACGCCAATCACGTCCATGAACATGACGTCATCGCCTAGCGGCACGATGCAACGGTGCGAGATGGCACCAAGGTTGTCAATCGTATCGGCCACCGATGGTACGTGCTCACTGCTGGCATTGTATGTGCCTAGCTGCACTGCTAGCACTACCTCGTTGAAGCTGACAATCAGCTTGTCACGGAAGCTGCATAGGCCAGTGATGGTCGGTGTGCCGATGTTGATGTAAGTATCGCAGCGAAATGCTACTGCATCATTCGGTGCAGGATCACCTACGAATGTGCCAGCACTGCCTTTGTTGCCAATGTGCAGCGTGTGATCCTCAGTCGGTGTGACTGCTAGGATCAGGTAGTCATTGTGCGTGCAGCAGTACTTAGCACGTGGCACATTGGCATTGCTGCCTGTGCCTGCGTCCTGCAAGTAGCTGACAGCGTATAGCTCATTCATAGTGACCGGCTTATCCACGCCGTTGCAGATGATGAGACTGCCCGCAAACTGCGTGAAGGATACGAAGGTAAGCCCTGTGCTCCATGCAGCAGGTGCGCCTGGCAGTGCCGCAGCAATTGCCGTGTTCCATCGCACAGTGACGGTGCCAGAAGCATTGATCGTTACGATCTTGCCGTTTGCACCTACTGCTACAAGCGCACCTGCGTAGTATTCTACACCGATGATATCATCTAGCTGCGCGGCAGTGTCTGAGAACAGCGATGTGCCAAAGCGCAGACGCAGACGACCGTTGGTGTCTGGATATAAGTTAGTGACTTCTGGCAGATACCTGCTGCTGAGGTTTAGCGCCGTGTCGAACGTGTTCCATCCACCGCGAAAGTCCTTCGCGATGGCGGTCTCCAATGGCCTGCCTTGTGGGATGCCCTTGCTACGCATTATGGTTCCTCCATCCATTCAGACTGAATGTTTGGATTAGCCATTCTCGGGTCTAGGGAGATGACCGTGGCATCATGCTGCTGCTGTAGCTGTGCCATGCGCTGGTTGTAGACAGCTTGCACCACTGCCAGCCCTGATGCATTCGCTGCATCGTCGGCCATATAGCGCATAGCTGCGCCATTGATTAGGCATGTGGCATCGAACGGTACGACGACCGAAGGATCATCGAACACGCCAGTTGGGTCTAGCCGTGCACGGATTTGTAGCTGCCTATCGCTGGTTGTCGTGGCAGTCAGCGGATAGATACGAAACAGGTACGTGCCTGTGCTGTCATCACTGAAAGCTAACGGCTCAACGTAGCGAGGCTCGGTGCCTGTTAGCCTTGCAGGATTAATGTCATGCGTGAGCATTGGCAAGTCTACGTTATTCGTAGCAAACTTGATCCTGTGGATATCACGGAACCGCTCACGTGCGCCTACCAGCGGCACGGTGATCTTGCCATCAGTGCCTGTTAGCTCACGCGTGTACCACTGCGTTAGATGATCCCACCACCGCTCTCCACGGCAAATCTCGTATGTCTCGATCAGATGATCTAGGATGATATCCTCAGAGTACAGCTGTGTCCCTGCACCAGCTACTTGCCGTAGCCTAGTGATTACCTTCTGCACCAGCGTAGTGGTGTTATAGAACGCCATAGCATGGATACCTCAGCAAAAGGGCCACGGATGCGCCTGCATCCGTGGCCAGTTGACGCTATAGCAAGGACAACTCTAGGCTACTTAACCAGAGAACTGCCTGTTACCATGCAGGTTCTGGTTGTCCGCTGTGTAGCGAACCTCGAAGATGTTAGTGCCATCTGGCAGCACGGTAGCTGGCAGATAAGTGCCACGAACATCAGCATTGGTGGCAGTGGCAGCAGTGCCAGTAGCCAGTGCAGCAGTGAATGTGCCAGCGTTAGCAGACAGCGCACCGTTCTTCACTTCGTTGATCAGCGACATAAACTTGTGGGGGAAGCCCAGCAGGTTTGTGAAGCCTAGATCAATGGTGACAGCAGCTGTGCCAGCCCACAGCACCTGGTCAATGTAGCGGAACGCCTTTAGACCAAGCACCGGAGTGGTGCCGTTAGCAGTGATATTCTCACGCATAACCTGCCCGAGATAATCACGGCCAATGACAGTGATTACCTGTGCATATGCGCCAGATGCTACTAGACGCACACCGCGGCCCCAACGACCGGCCTGGTTCTCGGCACCAGTGTAAGTCGCGGACAGCGTAGTAGTGCCTGTGCCAGACGACACAGACTGTGCGTTGAGGATGTTAGTGTTAGATGCAGCTAGCAGCGGAGTATCCCAACGCGCAGTTAGGGTATCATCGCCTTCCATGCCGCCGACGTATGCCATTGCTGGCACACGGCTAGATAGGCGCTGCGGGAAGAAGCTAGGATAACGACGAGCCATGTTAGAGCACCTTCATTGCTGGTGGACCCTGCGTTGTCTTGCGCTGAACAGCACGCTTATAGTCAACGACTGGTTCAGGCTCAGCAGGTAGTCCTGTGTCTTCGTCAATCATCACGCTCTCATCAGCTAGTCCAGCACGTGCCATATCCTCGCGCGTGCGGAACCAAACGCTATGCCCTGCGGGGAAGTAGACCATGAAGCTCTCAGGGACAACCTCAGTTGTCTTCTCAATCTCAGTAGTGTACTTCCCAGGGACACCTTCTACTGGCACGCGCTTGTAGCGTGTCATGTTCACTTCACGGTCGTGAAGCACTTCAACTTGAAAGCGTGGCTTTGGCTTTGCCATTTGTCTGTTGTCCTTGCTAGCAGCAATTAGCCGGTGGTGCCGTTACGCACCACAGCGTGCGTACGGAAGCAACGCCAGTTGCAGAACTGGCCCTGCCACACTACGCGCTTGCCGAGTGCATCAACAGTCCATGGTGCCGTTAGGTCCTTCACCTTCATGTTCACACCCTTCATGATGTGAGTACGAAGGTACTTGCTGTTGAGGAAGTATGCACGGTTCACACCGCAGTCCTCATCGTACAGCATCGTAACGCCATTGTGCGTGACGCCTTCAAAGCCAAGGTCAAACATTGCCTTGCCCTTGCTGCTCTGATCAAGCGTGATCATCACCTTATCACGCACCGCCTGACGGTACATGCGGATGATGTTACGACCGCAGAGAATAAGGTCCGGCTTGTCCGCCTTTAGCTTTAGGTCCATAAGCACGTCATCGAATGCTTCTTCGATGTTAGTCGGATCGAGAGTACCAGAGAACTGATACGCAGACGTGCGCCACTGCTGCTCTGTCACACGTGACAGACCACCGAGTGTGCCAGTTGTAGGATCATCAGGAACGAGTGCAGCTAGGCCAAGCGGATCGGTGCCAGCACCTGCACCATAGAGGTACTCGGAGAACTTCTCTCCGATGCTTTCCTCTAGCACATCCATCTTAGCAGTTAGCAGCTTGAATAGCGCAGCTTCACCAGTGTTCTCATCGACTTCCTGATCGGAGACGATGAAGGTGCCGCCTACACGTGCCCAGCCATAGCCAATGGTGGTGAACTCATTGGTCTGATTGACTGGCATCTCATCGTAGTACTGGTACGATGAGATGTTTGGGTTACGCCCAATGGTGAGTGGATTGGTGATGTTAGCGCCACCGTTTTCCATCTCAACACGCTCACCTGCCATAGCCCATGCCATGAGTGCATTGGACTTGATAGAGGCCAGAATGAGCTTACGACGGGACTTGTCCAGCATCGAATGAACGATGGTGTCAAGTGTGCCACTAGCTGCGAATGAGGAGTTAATCATTTCCCTGCCTTATAGATGATCGACGTTGATACCGGCTTCACGGAATGCCTCGCGTGCAATGTCTCGTGTAGAACGAACGCCACTCACGGCAACGTTCTGTCGAGGCACTACACCACGCGCATCCGACGCATTAGGTCCGGGCTGTCGCGCAGGATTAGGCGCTTGCTGCTGTGTCGGGGCATTCTGCACCGGAGCATGCTGCTGCCTAGTCTGCTCATCTAGAGGCGAGTAAAGATCTAGTCCGTTACGTAGTGCGTAATTCTCAAGCCGCAGTGCTGCCTCAGCAAGCGTCATCTGCGGTGCAGCATCCAGAATGCGCATCAGCGTAGGAGTCTGATGCTCGATCCATGGATGCGACTCAGCTACTTCTGAAATCTCAGCATCAGCTTGCTGCTGTGCTGCTGTTAGACTCTGTGCAGCTTGCCTATCCTGCACGAGTGGTGCGACTGCACCGTTAATCATGCGCTGGATAGCGGCTACGTCTGTGCCGCTACCGATGCCGTCAATGGTATAGCCTGCTGCCTGCGCTTCTGTCAATAGGTTCTTGATCGCAGCTACCGGGTCTTGCCTGTAGTGTGCAATAAAGCGGAATGCATTAGTCGCATCTGCTGGCGTCAGACGTAGCTCATTCATCAGCGCATTACTCTCACGGTAGGCATCTACCTGAGAGCGTAGCTGCACTAGCTCACCTTCGTACTGCTGTACTGCACGCTGCGCACGCTCTAGCTGCGTGCCTACGTTGCGTGCTACTTCGAATAGCTGACGCTCGCGACCAGCCCGTGCAACGATGTTGCCGTTAGCATCAATCAGGTTACCTGCTTCGTCGGCAGGATAACGACCGCGCGGCGGCTGCGGGGGCTGGCGACCTTGCTGCGCATTAGGCTGTTGCGCACCGGGCTGCTGTTGGCCGCTATGCTGCTGTCCACTGCGTGTGCTATCTGGCCGCTGGCTTTGTCCAGAAGCAGTTTGCGTCTGCGCAGCTTGTCCATCGGCAGGCTGCTGCGTTGTAGTAGTGGACGACTGCGGCTCCTGCTCATTGCCTTCTGCACCTGTCAGTGTGTCGTTGCGATCGGTGTCAGCCTCGCTCTCTAGTCCGAGCATGCTGTCAATCTGGCGGTCGATGTTGTCGAAGTCAGGCATATGTCTGTGTCCTTGCTATGTAGTTGTTCACTGCGTCACGCCGGCTTGTTCACTAAGACGCAGGACTTCCGGCAAAGCCTCTGCGAATGGCGCACCGGCTGCTAGCACTTTTCCTAGTGCTTGCTTAGCAGCAGGCGGTAGTTGATCAATGATAGCAGCTACCTGCTCAATGGTAGGCTCCTCAGCCTCTTGCGGTGCAGTAGCGGCACCGGGTGCATCAGGCATATCACCTGTGTTAGCCGCACCAGCATCACTACTGCCCCGACGCATCATCTGCTGCACTTCTTCTGACAGCTTCTCGAAGATGCCATCAGGAAGCTCTACTTCATCGAATGCTTCATTCAGTAGATTGAGGATCATAGTCATAGCCGTAGTCGGTGCAGCCTGTGCAAACTTGCCTAGGATGTCACTAATCTCTAGTGCTTGCTGCTTCTTAGCTTGGCTAGTCGGCTTCTGTGTAGAACCACCTACAGCCTGTGCTTGGAACAGGTTACGCAGATCAGCTGCACCTACGTTCTGCCAGTCTGTAGCAGCTTCTTCACCTAGCAGCTCAGCTACGTCCTCAGCGGACATAAACTGTGCGCATAGGAATGCTACACCGTAGAGTACTTCACCGATGGCATCTTCTACTGCGTCGATCTTCTCGTCTAGGCGCATCGCAGTGCTGCTATTGTAATTCTCAATAGCCTTGTTAGTCGTGTTAGTCTTAAACTGTGCACCACGGACTACGTCTGTGACACCACTGATGCGGTCAATGCTGCCATACAGGCGTTGCGTATCGAACAGTGGCATTGCTTTGAGCATGACGTTAGGCTTCTCAAGGATGGCATCACGCAGGCTCATGCCGTCTGGTATCTTCACACCAGTTGCATTGGGACCGCCACCCTTTAGCCATTCTACTACGCTGTCACGATCCATGCGTGAGTCGTATAGAATGTTCTCACGCACATTCTGCCTAGCAATGCGATACTCACTATGGATTTCGTTGATCGCATCCTGCTGGTCTAGGTAGTACGTGACGTTGCTGCGTGCTCCTGAGCCAACAACGCTAGTGTTGAAGTACATAGCACGTAGTGGGAAGAAGTTGGGCAAGCCGTATGGGTCATTGACTACCCAGATAGGCCATTCCCACTTGTTCTCTGCGAACATGTAAACACGGCGTGTGGTCTTGTCCCAGATACGCCAGCAGCTAGTCCGGCATGCATTCTGCATAGCCTGCTTGTTGTCGTATCCATACGCAGCAGCCTCAGGCTCACCCTTGATGAGCTTGAAGTTGTCTACGTCATCCTGCGCATTCTCACTGCCTACTAGCACGTGTGTAGGCTGATAGATGGACTTGTATTGCCCATTCTCATCCTTCTCGCCATAACGTGCGTTGAGGTAGTCAGTGGGATAGAAGTCATTGACTGCGATCCAGCGTGCATCGGAGTAGTCAGGATTAGTGCTATCTGGATCAACTAGCACACGACGTGGATGCCTGTACGCCACCCATGGGCCAGGTGGTGTTAGCACTTCACTGATTTCTTCTAGCGCTAGTAGCTGCCCTTCTAGCTCTCTAATCTCCTTCTGGTCCTTAGCCTTAGCTAGCTTCTGTCCTACAGCTTCCATCTCAGCTGCAACAGCTTGCGATGACGCAGGAGGCTCAGTGTAGCCATACTCTAGCCAACCAATGTTGCATAGCTCAGCCGCTAGCACAGCCTGCTTAGCATGCACCTTTAGGTTTAGTCCTACAGGAGCAGGACGCACTGCTAGTGAGTTAGCAATCTTCTCTAGCTGCTGCACTAGCGGACGCAGCTTCTCGTTAGCTGTAGTAAACTCTACCTGTGGGTTCTTAGCATACAGCGCCGGCATCATCGCCCGCGTGTTAGCGTAGACGATGTTCTCTGTCTCAGACCACTGCGTATTACGCCGCTTGCTGTAGTAACGATTGCTGCTGCTATTCTCTCGGCTATCACGATGCGATGACTGATCGTGGTTGTAGTAGCGGATAGCTTCGTCCCACGCATCAGCCATTAGCTTACGCGCTTGGTGCGCGCTGTCGATCTTGCCCTTCCACCGCTTACCTAGGTGCTTGGATACAGGAATGCGAAGGTTCTTATCTACCTTGTAGATAGGCTCACCTTGTGCTTCCTGCACCGCCATAGGTGCTTCTTCGTCTAGGATGTTTGATACACCCTGCGGTAGTTGTTCGCTCATGCTTCTGTATCCTAGCTGTAGCGGTGTGATCTACGATCAGATGCAGGACGATCCTGCTCATTCCACTTCAACAGTTGCGCAGCTAGTGGCTTAGCCTTACGCGTATGCAGCCTTGCAGCCACAACTGTCTCAGTCAGCATGTACCGCAATGCATCCATTGCGTGGTTGTTCTTGTCTACCGTCTGGTCACGCGAGTTGTCATCGTCACCACGCTTCCATCGCCATGTGGTAAACTCACTGATCATCCAGTGCAGCTTGTCTGACACATAGAGCATAGGTGCGCCTAGCTCATGTGTGAACGGATTGATGACGGTCTTACGTGGCTGCAAGTACTGACGCACTTTGATGACACCCTTTAGGATGTCATTGTTGCCTCTACGCATGTAGATGCCTTCACCACGGAACATCTCAGCGGTAGTCTCAGTCACCTTACGTGCCGCATTGGTGCGCTTGAAGATGGCAGGATCAGCCCATGGCTCTAAGAAGTCCGTGTCGAAGTCATCCGGCATGTACTGTGCACGTATGCGCTGCATTTCCTCTGCTTGCCATTCAATGCCGTCATGATCCTTGAGCGGCTCATAGAAGCCATCAAGGAAGTATAGTACGCCTTCTGCATCAACCTGTGCAAATAGGTAACACGACGGTTCGGTGAGACCAAGATCGTATCCCTCTAGGACGTTGAGCCTGTAACCCGAAAGGCGAAGCTGTTGTAGGTGCTCAACCATATGTGCATGGGGGACGACGTGCCGGTTTTCATCGAAGTTTTCATATACTGTTCCAGTAAACGCAACCCACTTGCCCAGCAGATAACGGTCCCGCATCTTGCCAGTGTATGTGGCTTCAAGTGTGCGGATGTAGTCTGGTGCGAGGTTCTGTGCGTTTTCATACGTGGTTGCCTCGAACACTTCGATGAGTGGGATTGCTTTGCCATCTGCATCTAGCTCCGGTGTGCCGTCTGCATTGACTACGCAAATGAGGTCCTCATTGTGCCTGCCCGCACGATGATCGTGAATAGGCTTCACAAGCTTCTTGTATGGCCAGCCAAGTGTTGGATTGCATGATAGTGCAATCATGCGTGGCCCTGTGCGCGGCATCGTAGGGTCTTCACCTGCGTATGGCGTGTTGCCACGCAGACGGCCTAGCAGCTGTAGAAAGTCCTCATGTGTGATCTCTACGTCGTCGATCTGATCTACTACGATGAAGTCGTAGTTAGCTGATAGCAGGTTGCTAGTGCCTTCACCATCACTGTCTGTGCGTTGGTCGATGTATCGGAAGTCAATGGTTGTGCCATTGATCAGCGTGCATACGTTGTCCTTTGTACGATCAAAGGACTTGATCCAAGACTTAGGGCACCACTTCTCAAACTCCTTGCGGAGTGTGCTGTTCAGCTTTGGATACGTAGCACGTGCTGCTAGGATAGAGCAGCCTGGATAGTCACGTGCGATCTTGATAATCTCTGCTACAAGTGCAGTAGTCTTACCATTAGCAAAGCCACCCCCGTAGAGCCTGATCTTGGCTCTACTGTTGTGGAATGCTTCGGCCTTACTGCCTGCAATGATCTTATAGCTTGCCACTACGCTGCCTCATCCATCTACGCGCTACGGTGCGCTTTAGTGAGTAACCTTCCCACGGATGCGTCACGATCGCATCCTTTGGCAGCTTACGGCGCAGGTTGTGTATCACTACGCGCAGCACCGACTCTGGATTGTTCGGCACTCTTGCGCCTTCGTACATCACGCCAAGGAGCGTATCGCATGATACGATACGTCCCTTAGCGCGTGCTAGTGCTGTCATCACATTAGTGTAGTGTGTCAGCCTGTGTGCTGCCATGAGGCACTGTTACCTACCGAGGACCTTGTGCAACTTCATCTGCTGTTGGGTCACGATCAAGCTCCCATAGCTCATCGTGATCTAGCGTCTTAGCTAGATGTGCCTCACCGATGAGTGCCTGCACTTCCTTAGGATAGCGAGGATCACCCATCACGTCTACAGGTACGATGTAGTAGCCTTTGTACTGTCCCTTCTCAATGAGAGTAGGCTCTAGGCGAGAGCGTGCGTTACGTGTGGCTGCACGTACTGCGTCAGCACTAGCCTTGTCTAGCAGATAGACTGTGCGAATGTTCGGCATCAGTTTGCTCCGATAGCAGTGAGGAATGTGGAGATGCGTGAATGCAGGTTGCTGTGCTCAGTAGCATCCATCCCACCCGCAATGACCATGGCAGCGACACGATCGTTTGTGTTGTATATAGCACTGTAACGCAGAACAGTGATGGTATGATTAGTGGGTGCCGAGCTCACTGCACTAGATGTGCTACCAACAGCAGTGCCGTTACGATAACCTTGTGACGTAGTAGACGCGGTGCGCGATGCTGCGGTACCGCCAAGACGTGTAGTGACGGAAAAGAAGGAAGACACCTGCACGGAGTGAAGGCGCGTGTCGATATAGTCTGAAGCATTACGCGGGCGTATGAACAGCAGTGTGCCAGAGCCGTTAGAATTGCCTATCAATGGCACTGTAGAACCGGCATCGGATGTGACCTGGTTAATATAACCATACAGTGTGCCCGAGTTTTGTACGTGGTTTGGTGAGCTGGCACTGAATGGATTGAAGTTTGTGTCAATGTATGCAGTGCCAGTAGCCTTGTAGCCAAGGTCCTGTGTGAATGTAGGAGTATTTACCTCACTCGCATTGTACGTGCCCGGCGCTTTGCAGTTAAGCAGTGCAGTCTGCCATTCATGCGCTGCGAAGATGTACAGAGCATCAATCTTAGTCCACAGACTGTCTGCTTTGAGGCCGACGATTAGATCGTTATACAGCCCCTTACGCGTGGCACCGGGATCAGTAGTCATTGCTGCGAACAGTGTTGATGCATCCGCGTCGTAGCTAGCCCCAGCGATCGGACCTACCGACGCAGATGTGGCGGCTAAGCCACTACCATTCGCACTTGTGCCTACCACGCGCACGCTGATGTTAGTGGTCTCATCAGCCCCAACTAGCGTGTAGCTGCTGCCAGTCGCACCACCAATGTCCACACCGTTGCGCATCCACTGGTAGCTGTAGCTAGTAGGACTATTAACCCATGTGCCGTTGGTAGTAGATAGTGTCTCGCCAACAGTAGTGGTGCCAGAGATAACAGGCGCAGCAGTGCTGCGGGGCACCATGGCAGCATTGATTGCTGCTAGGAACGTGTGAATACGTGTGTGCAGATTAAGCGCATCAGTGGCATTCAGACCGCCGCCCATTGACACTGCCGCAATGCGATCATTGTAGTTGTAGTTGTTAATGTACCGCCCTACCCAGATAGTCTCACTCTGTATAGCACTGCTGGCATCGTTGTCTGTGGCAACACTGACACCATCACGGTAATGTCCAGTGGCACCGGCCGCTGTGCGTGTAGCTGCGGAGCCACCAATGCGGGTTGCTACATGGTCTGTGCCAGTGCCCCAGCTAGTTGTAGCACTGTTAATGCGTGCTGCAATGCGACTAGAACCATCGCGATGATGCAGCCAAGTGCCGGTAGATGCCGTAGTAGATGTGCCAACGATCGGCATTAGGTTTGCCGTCTCGTCAGTCGTCTGGTTCACGTAACCATACATGTGCGCACTATCTAGTGTCCACGCCCCACCCGCTGTGGCAGGGTTGTAGTTAGATGTTAGGTGACCAAACGATGTGAACGTGTAGCCTTTGTCTACAGTGTGTGTAGATGTGGCACCGGCAACAGTGGCATTGAATGTGCCGGGCTGCTTGATATTTAGCAGTGCAGTTGCAGCCTCATGTGCCGCAAACACATACAGTACGTCTATCTTAGTCCATAGGCCGTCGTTCTTTAGACCAAGGATAAGATCATTGTACAGACCCTTGCGTGTTGCGCCAGGGTCTGTTGCCATTGCAGCAAATAGCGTAACAGCTTCTGGCTCGTAAGATACACCAGCAGTGCTGCGCCTGTTGCGTCCTACAAGCCACTTCATCAGCCTACGCCTACCACTGGCATCCAGTCAGTATTTGTGGTGCCAAATGCGCGCCATACTTGCAGGTTGCTAGTGTCCAGCACTAGCTCACCAGGATACTGCGGTGTTAGTGCAGCAATGGGTGTGCCGTTGTTGCTACGGTTAGGCTCAGACAGCTTGTTGTCAGTAGCAACGCCTGCCATGCTGGCAGGAGCATTGCCACTTGCATCTGCTACAATCGCCATTAGCTGATATCCTCTGCTTCTAGGTCTAGCATCGGTGTAGCATCACTTCGCTTGTCTACTACTTCAATGCGGAATGTGCTCATCATTTCATTGCGAATGTCTACTTGCTGCTTCGGTGCGTGACCATTGCGGTCTAGCAGGTCCTTAGATGCAGCTAGAGCTACCTTCTCGTCTTCACTGTCAGCTAGCTCTACTACACGCTTAGCAGCTTTAGTGACACCTTTGCGAAGGATAGTCTTCACTTCCTCCGCTGCGTCATTCTTAGCGGCTTCTACCACGAACTCTTGTAGTGCTGCGTACGCTGGCTGACTGCGTATATGCGCAATCTGCTCTTTGTCAAAGCCAGTGGCTGCACTGATTTCTTCATCAGACAGACCACTGGCTGTGTAGACTAGCACTACGGAGTACGTGTTAAGCTGCTTAGGCAGTGCTGGTAAGTCAGCTAGTTTACGTCTTGTGCTAGCTACCAGACGCACTGCCTCAGTGCTGCTAGGCACCTGCACACGTGAGAACGTAGCAGCAGTGGTAGGCTGTATCAGCATACCACCACTGCCTTGCATTGGTGTGCCAGGTGCAGGTAAGAATGACTTACCCATGATTACCTACCGCTTACACGCTTACCACGTGCGTCTGCTTCACGCCTACGCATAGCTAACTGCTCACGCAGACTGCGTGGCTCGTTGCGTGACCACTCGCGAGGCAGTGGACGCGTAGCATTACGCCCAGGTGCTGCATTTGGGTTAGCATCACCTGTCGCTTGTTGCCCACGCTGCGGACCGGTGTTCAGTCGTGAAGGTGACTGTGCAGGACTACCAGCCATGCTACGTGCGGCAGTGCTTGCTTCACTTGCTGCGCTAGTAGCTGGTGCAGCAACTGGTGCAGGAGGACCAGCTACCATCTGTTGTCCAGGTGGTGTGCCGATCTGCGGCCCACGCGGCGTAGCCATTGGCAGCGGCCGTGCAGGATTAGCAATCAGCTGTCCTTGCCCACCTACACCTGCACTACCGGGCATAGTTGCGGGTGCAGGCGCAGCAGCTACAGGCGGCGGGGCAGAAGCGGTGGCACCACGTGCAGGGTTCTGTCGTACTAGATCAACGGCACGCTGTCGTTGAAACTGCTGCATAGCAGTGTATGGCGCACTGCCAGAAGATGCTACACGAGCAGGGAGCATGCCAGGCAGTACCATTGTTAATGGCAGACCAAGTGCCGCAGCAAGTGCTACTTGGTTCACACCTTCTTCATTCGCTTGACGCATAGGCTGTCCTGCGAACATGCCCGCAGTAGGGTCATCTTCATTGATGCGTGTTGCACCATTGGCAGTGCCAGCACGCGGAGGACGGCGATTGCCTTCCTCACGCATGTTAGTGCCATCCTCTGGTGGCTGCTCAATTGCAGCCATATTAGTAGGGCCAGTGATAGCACGACGCTCATTCGCACCAGTTGCGTCTGTAATATCAGACGCAGCCTGTGCATTGCTAGATGCATCGGGTCTGTAAGTACCGCCTGATGCATCATCAGTTGTCACGGTACCACGTGGCGCATTACTGCGTGCACGTGGCGGTGCAGTAGGTGCGGCATTCACCTGCGCATCTACTTGCGACATGATGCCGTCTAGCTGCTGCGGCTGTTGCTGCGCTAGAGCTAGCATGCCTCGATTGAGGTTCTCAGTTGTAAGTGGCAGGCCACGCTCTTGTAGCATGGCCCGCACTTGTGCGATTGTTTCTTGTGGCATGATTAGATACCACGCTTCCCGCCGCCACCATTGCCGCTGGCATCAGTGGGGTAAGTGCCTGGTTCCTGATCATACAGCATGTCTAGGATCTTATCATTGATGTAGTCACGCTGTGCTGTAGTAGTGTTACCAGTCGGTGAGACGGTAACAGTCTCTACAGTGCGTGCACCACCAGCAGTCTCTGGTGCGAACGGTGTCTGTGCAGCAATGCGGCCGTATGTCTCACTAGTAGCACTACCAGCAGACGCACCGTTAAGTACACGCATCGCACGCCGCATGCCACGGAAGCCACCACGGCCTAGGGCGAATGCTGCTACACGCTCATTGCTGCTACGACCGTAGCGCGGCACTGCGTTGTAGTCAGCAGCAGCACCATTGCCAGGACGAGCAAATGCTGTGCTGTAGAATGCGCTGTATCCAGTCGCAGTGGGTGGTGCAAAAGACATGTTGTCATGTTCCTTCGGTCTTGGGTGTTAACCAGTCACTGCATTATGCAGTGATTACTCAGTAGCACTATCAGCTGCTACCTCTAGTGCATCAGCAGGAAGCTGCGGCACGTATGCCTCTAGACGACGCTCTAGCACGTCAATGCGTGCTTGTAGTGCAGCGACGCTAGCAGCTAGTTGCTCTGGCGTTGGTGTGCTGAATAGGTCACTAGGCATGATCGTTTCGGTCCTGCATTGTGATTAGGGCTTGACGGGGTGCGATTTCTGTGTTATGTAATACAAATCAGTGTGGGGTAGGTATCGCTGCGCGATAGATGCGGTTTATGTAATAATATAACAATGCCGCCCCACCAATCCCCGCACACCATACCGCACCCATCACGGCCTGTCAATACAGCGCATCACATACAACACAACAACACGCGCAGCGAGGGGGGCGGCTCCGAAGGAGACGCCCCTGCATTATGCAGTCAACACATTGACAAATAGCAGCGTCAACAACGCAGCTGCATCAATACAATTGCATCACACTGCAACAACAGCGGCGACTGCTGCGTCGGCTGCTGCATGTACGTGCTTTTTGCATAGAGCAAACACGCAGTGGTCAACATCGAAACCCAACCTGCGCTCTGCCGCTTCACCCCCTGTTTGGGATTTCATTCATCCCCGGGGGGTATGTATGCCTAGGCGGGCATTCCTACGCACGTAGCTGTGCGGTGCAATGCTTATCACGTGATAAGGCTACTCGCTGTGCGGTGTGTGCACGGAAGTAAAGATGCAAGTGCATGTGTAGTAATGAGGCGCGGCTCACCTTCATCCACATGCATAGCCTCTTGCGCGTGATGCTTGCCGTTGCTGTGCGCTTGATGCGTTTCGCTTGTTGTGTAGTGTATTGATTGCTTCAATGCTGTTGCTTGACTTAGTGAAATGCACTGTTTGACACAGGTATTCGTGTGTGCCATGATGATGCTGGTCGATGCGTCATTTCGCATCTGCCGACGCTCTATGAAGCTGGAAACCCGGTCGCACCATGCATGCATGACGCATGCTTGCTGCACCGAACAATCGGAGATGTGAGACAATGGCTAAGGCAACCAAGGCTGCCACGCTGGCGCATGACAACACTGACAACGCCGGCGTGGACTTCGCAGCCGAGTGCAAGGCGATCGTACATGATCTGGCCCAGGCCACCATGCATGGTGATAAGGAAGAGGCTTCGCTCGCGAGTGCTAGCTTCCGCCTCGCCTACATCTTGCGCATGGATGCGCTGCCCAGCGACAACACGTTCGCTGTGATGCGCTTGCACAGTCCGGACAGGTTCTTTTCTTCCGAAGACGTACGCAAGATTTGGTATGACAAGTCAGTGTGTAAGGTTCTGCTCGGCGAGGAAGCTATGGAAACCTATCGCAGCAAGTGGAACAGACTGGTTGATGCGGCCTTCACTGTTTGGGCGTGCGCTGATTTCTTCAAGCGTAATGCTGAAGGGCCACAGGTTGACTTCAACCGGCGCACCGTTCCCGTTGCTGCCTTCCTTCGCAGCAATGAGCAGTGGACCAAGCTGCACAACAATACGAGCGGTCAGCTTGGTATCATCGGCTTTGGGCGTAGCGTTGCTTACGCTTATGGCCACGATGGCAGCAAAAAGGGCAAGGCTGCCGCTGTGATGGTGAAGTTCCGCCCTTCGCTCGCAGCCTTCATGGGCGAGCGTGCCGCGTGGCTCACTGTGAAGGAAACCAGGAAGACGCGCGGCGCAAAGGATGGTGCGCCGGCTGCTACAAGCGTGCCGACTGGTGCGGCGGCTGATCAGCTTAACAAGCTGTTCACGGCTGGTGATGGCAACAAGCCGGCGCCGGTCAAGCTGAGTGAGGATGACGCCAGCGCGCTTGATCAAGCTTTGCATGCAATCCTCGCTAACCTCGCGGTCAACAATGCCGCGAAGCTGTCGGGCCTGTTGCTCGACATGATGCGTGACGACACGGCCGGCGCTTCCTTCCGTGGCGTGTTGTCGGCTTCGCTCAGCGCCTTCCAGCGCGAGGCAACGCGCGAGAGTGCAACGGCTGAGAAGGTCGCGTAGCAAGTGACCAGGGCGGGATGGCACAAGTCATCCCGCCTTATCACGTGATAAGGGAGAGTGAGCATGAAAGTGTTTGCCGTGTGGTTCACTGTGGAGGGACAAAATCCCTATAACATGTGCCTATTCACGACACGACGCGGCGCAGAAAGCTACCTCGCATCACAGGATTACTTGCCATTTGGTGAAGTCTTCAAGCATGAAGACATCACGTTACGGCACGTCAAAGCCTGGATTGATGAGCGTCAGGTTGAAGATTGATGGACAGGGCGGTAGGGAAACCTACCGCCCTTTCTTTTTGTCCTATTGCCTGATTAATTTCCTAGCAATTCATAGCAGCTAACATGCGACGCACACATCACACATACACGCGCACAACACAGCGCACACATCACACGTGCGAGGTAGAGAGCAGCAAAGAAGCAAGGTGCCTTACTACGTGATAAGCCTTATGCCATGGGCACTTATACGCTGGCACACACGCTTGCCAGGTGGTATGCATGCATGCCAGTTTGGTATTCGCATGGCATTACTAGATCACATCGACTTGACATAGAC